GTGGAGAAACTAAGTCGTTCGAAGAAGGTACCATACTCGCTTAACATTAAAAGCAGTTGGTTATCATTCTTTTAACGTAAGGAGTGGGGATGAATACCCACGAACCTTGATCTTAGTTATAGCAAAGGCATGAGTCGGACCACCTGGCGCCGTTAAGACTGAAGGATTCCCTGCTCTTTCATACGAGCAAGTCTTCCTTTCTTTCTTACTGGCTTAGATTCTTTCTCTCACTCCTCGAAGATCGTTTCTTCGGTCTTCTTGGATAGAGCGTCAGAGACTATTAGTGCTAGGTGAGCCTGACTACTAGTTCTCGACTCATGAGCTCTCAAAGGTATGATTCCGTTGAATTTTGGGACCGTCATTAAATCTAATGACCTCCAAGATTCTCAGAAATCTAACCAATGAGGCTCACCTGGTCCACGGACTAAACCTTGATGACCACGCTCTGTAATATCTTTAACGAGCGCTATCATCGGGATGTCTCATGGAATCAGTGTGGTCGAGGACGAGGGTAGGTGGTTAGAACCCGCGATCTCAAACTTATATACTTTTTGAAATAAGTCAAAGTATTCAGTTTGAATTCGCTTAATCCCTGATCCTACCTCTTTCCTAACAATCGTTTGAGCAGCTAATGTCGCTGTTCTCAAGATTTTGTCAGGGAAGAAAGGCATTGCAGATTTGACTAGGGAGTGTCAGCGCCTAAGGGCGTCGACAGCCTTACTCTCATCTGAATACCAACAAGGTAGTAAAGTGTAGATCTTTAAACGTTTTAGGACTTGTTGACCTAAACGTTTGTGATCGAACACTTGGATCAAGGAATCTAACCGGGTGCTTAAGTCAAGTACAGACTCATATCCTCTCGAAGGTACTTCGTGACTAAGAAGTTCGACCAGTAATGGCCAAGACTTCATCGTCTCGAAGACACCCGCGATTGGAAATGGTGACACTTCAACTCCTCGGGAGAATCATCTCTTAGCGAACTCAAAACTATCTTTCGATATATGAGTCTTCACTTCAGAGATTTCAACTCCTAAGGAATGAATGATGTCTCTGTAATGACAAGCTACCTCGTCGTGATGTATCACTATGTCGTCACCTAGTAGCATGTAGCAATGTTTTGTTTGCTTAGCCGTAAGGCCAGCTCTCAAACCTGCTACGTGTACTACCATGTGATGGCATAGAGCAAATAACGCTCAAGAAGAGTACGCTCCCATAGGTTGACCACAAGAATACTTGTATGATCTTCCTTTGTGATAGAACTCTTCCGAAACCATTATTTGCCTTCAAGATTCTGCTACTTCCGGACTCGTAAGCAACGATAAGAGACGCTGTTGAATTTCAACAGGGAATCTATCTGTCGCTGCCGAGAGATCGAAAGAATAGAATTTTGAAGATCTGCTAAGGTCTTTCGCGAAACTAGAATTTAATCTAGTTTGATTAAAGGTACAGTCTCCGGGAAGTCTCTTAAGCTGTTGATACAACTGCTTATGGAGAGTTCTTAAGGCCGACTGTGACCAATAGTCAAGTATCGCGAAGATTCTGCTCTTGGTCTCCTTATCTTCTTTAACTGAAAGCTTTCTTAGCCTCTTGTAAGAGACTTTGAAATAGCTTAAAGTAAGCTGATATAGAGGCGTCGATATGACGTTTAACAACCGTCATATAGGAGCATCAGCGGGATAAAAGGTTCGAAGACTGTCCAATATTGGTGAGTCTTTGATTCCAATTAAATCCGCTAGTGCCCCTTGCAGTCCTGGCCCATTAGGACCAGCCTTAGTAGACCAATGATACTTCTCTCAGAGGTAGTCAAGCTTGGGTCGTCCTATCGACTTATGGAAGCTAACAATCTCGTAATCACTTATAGTTAGATGATTTCCGGTTGTTGGTTTCTCAATAGTCGAGAAGTCGACCGCTTTCCCACCGAGGAGGACTCTGGAGATCGATAACAATGTTAGCGATCAACGGATAGCCCACGGGTCTCCAATCTCGATTAAGTCACGCAACCCTCTTGGTAAAACAACAGGGAGGTGGACTTTGTCTTGACGGATTCCCGGAAGCGACAATCCTTCTCCAGCCAGGTATTTAGTCACTGCTAGTCTCTGGAGTTTTATAACTCTAGCGACTTCTACTTTCCCTCTTGATTCTAATCTGACCCACTGCCCTCAAAATTTGGCAATGGATTCACTTAGAAGCTCATCGGGGAGAGAATGAAAATAGGTGCTCGCGACTCAAAGAGTCACTCTTTGAAGCGTTTGTATTCTATTTAGTATAGTGACGGCTTCAGTGTTTATTTCCGTAGCCTTACGCTGAAGTATATCCGGCTGCACATCGGTGAGGTGTCAACACACCGAAGGCAAGTCTTATTGGGGAGAGTGACTTCCCCCACCCCTATTGAGGGTGGCTTGGGATTTCAACTTTCCACGTATAAGCAGGCTGCGTCGTACATGTTACTGTACTTGGGCTTTTCAGTGAGAACTGATTAGCAGCTTAAAGCTAACCCTCCTTGCGGAGGGAAA